TTAAAACCTTCTTCACGTAAGAGCCCACGGACTTTACGACTGAATGCCATTGCAAGCGAACCCGAGTACGAACAACTGATAAACTCGTGCTCTGGATTTCTACCCAAATGCCAAGCAGGGAACGCAACCGAAGCCAACGTGCTTTTACCGTGTCGGGGTGGCATGAATAGCATAAGTCTTGGAGACTTCTTTTCGGCAACATCTCTTGAAAAATCCTCTAGCCTTTGGCAAATATCTTTATGTACCCAACCTGCTTGGTAGTCAGGGTTAAACCGCTCTACAAAAGGTAATAACCGTTTGCGGGTCAGGAACCGTAGAGCAAGTTCCGCGCGCGCCTTTTCTTCTAACGTTGTTACCTGTTCTTCTTCTGGTTCGGGGGTCGCGGCTAGTGGTTCCTGCTCCGCGATGTCCGCTTTACAATAAACACAGAGTCGATCGTCTCCCGCATATAGTGTCTCGGGGTGCGACGCCTTGCAGCGTATGCATTCGACCTTGTTAACTTCCGTCATCTAGTTCTCTTGGTACGTAAAACTCGACGTGCGCTTGGCACTTAGGGCAACTAAAGTTAGAGACTATGATGTACTCTTCACAATCCTCACAATCATGATCTCCGCCCCATATAAGCTCTGTCTTACATGTCCAACAGTTCATTTTAGTAAGGCTTGTATGTCTTCTTCTTGGGAGCAGCCTTCTTCTTAGCTACAGGTTTTTTCTTTTTAGCTGCAGCAGCCTTCAATTTAGCTACCTGTGCAGCGGCCTGTTTCTTGTTGTGCGGAAATTCAGTACTTTTACCCATAATTAATCACTCTTTGGTTCTAAATAGTTAATATCTTTACCTGCGATCTTCAGCAGGTCCTCATCAGACATGCGTTCTAGCTGTTTCGTACCATTAATGTTGATATTTACTTGCGTTGCATTGTCTGGAGCAGCCAAACCGTGCAGTTTGACCAGGGAATCGGTGGTATTTTTCATTTCGGTGGCGTTTGCGGAGGAGTTGTACGCCTCCATGTACATAAGATGCGCGTTTTGGTTGGTAAACTTCACCGTTTCACGCATTTCTTCTCGATAATAGTCGAGCGCTTTCTGTACACCCTCTACTTTTGCAGCAGCATACGCTGCTTGAGGGGAAGAGTAGCCCGCACCACGACCCGCAGCCGCTGTACTCATACCTGAAGCGATGAGCGTGACCAGTTTTTCTTGCTGCATGGTCAGTGATCCACGGCTTATGCCCATGTATGGCATATGCGATTGGAACTCAGTATGTTCACTGACTAGATCAGTGGATTGTGACTCCTGGTTCTGTGCCATGCTGCCCTTGAGTAATATCAAAATACACAAATGCAGGTGCACCCTCAAACTCTTGAGAGGACAGCTCTGCAACGTAATCTTCGGCATCCTCTTCGGTATGCCCTTTATCTATTAAAATAGCGACGGCTTTGTCATAGTCATATGCAAGCACTTCGCACTGGTTGCGAATAGTCGTACCGATGATTGCAGCATCTAGCCCTTCTATTGCAACTACTTCTATCTCCAGCATAGCGTAATATTAGCGCAGGTATTATTTAATCACAAGAAAAATCGTTGATTGTCTTTACCCACCAATAAAACATGTCTTCAGGGAGGGTGTGCTTCATTAAATTAATGCGGTAGGCAACTAATTGAACATTTTCGAAGGTATAACTCTTCACATTACTAATACGGTCTATTGATGCGTTGAAATCTTTAGTACCTGATCCATCTTTATGATGCGTTAAGAATACACCTGACACAGCGCATCGACCTTGTTGTTGTTCCCACAGTAGTGGGAGGTCAGCGCTTACGAGTTCCCAACTATGCTCCTGGGTTCGTGCTCCGCGCTTCACGGCTGATTTAGCGTTAATAAAGAGGGCGTTTAAATAAGATTCGTAGCTAGCGGATTCTTTCTTTTGACGTTCGTGTGTCCGACAGTTGGCGCAGTCTCTGCGACCATCGTCTATATGTACTTGGTTCTCGTCTCTATTACATTTTGCACAAACGCGCAGCTCCGTCATGGCGTTGGAGAATACCATAGCTAATATTTTTTTGTGAAAATTTTTTTGCAAATTTATATTCTGAATCGCTCACGCACTATCTCCCCCCTTGCGGCCTGCGGCCTACGTGCCCCCGATCCGGATTTATGGAACCTTGTTTCGTAATTCCGTTTTGGAACCTTGTCCTGTTTTTCATACCTCGCTCCTTCGTCGCTCGGCGTCGGTTGTTTTTGTGTCTCTAACTTATAGGAGTAAGACATGAACAATTTTCAACTGATACAAACGAACTACATGAGCGATGGGATGCACTGCGAAGCACAGGCGGCAATGTTTGATGGCGCGATGGCAAACGAATATGAAGTTACTAACCCAGCTTGGAACAAGCGCATAGCTCAGCTCCTCGATGAAAAGCTAGAAGACGAACGCGCTCTCGAGCCATTCATAGACCACATGCGCTGTGAGCTGAACTGCGAGCACGTCCAGAGCATCCGCTTCTGCGAGACGCGCAACACCCATCTATTCACAGCCATGTACTTCTAGGGAGATACATCATGAACACATCAGAATTATTCGAACGACACCTTAATGTTGAACGATTCAAGGGCAGCGAACCGCGAACCACTCGCGTTGCTCGCGCTCCACGGCGTACGAACAACGGACAACAACTCGCGAAAGAGTATAGGAAGTACAAGCAGATGGGATTCACGCATTACGAATCACGCAACTTGGCTTATCACCATCACACCATGAAGCTATAACGGGAGAATCTTATGAAACGTTCTAAGAAAAGAAGGTCGCGATCCACGGTTGACGAGTCGGACATCGTGTTCCTCGTTCTGATGACCACGCTCGCTCTCGCCCAGTCGCTGGCTTGGCACAGTTTTTAAATGTGTACGCACTTCAAAAATGTGTACGCGTTTCAAATCACGTTTTGCGTACACAACTTATCTTTAATTATCAACGACTTAACTCAATGTGTACAGTGTGTACGCGATGTACACCCTTTTTTAAGTTGTTTCAGGCATTTCTCAAAAACACGTTTTTATTTTATAAATCGAACTTCAATCTGAAATTACCCTGTACACACTGTACACACTGCTACAACCCCCATAACTACTGGATTTTTACCCTTCCAAAGTGCGTACACAAGTGCGTACACAGTGCGTACACATAGGCCTAAACCGCGTACACATTTGCATTTACTGTATATATACACAGTATCTATGTCCACTAACCGCGAACCACGAACCATGTTTCACGATTTCGTTCCTCAATCGCGAGTCAGGGCATATTTAGGTCATAACGACATAACAATTATTACTTACTGGAGAAACATCATGGCTATATTCTTTGCACTAACTACTGGACTACTCGCTGGCATACTCGGTATGTCTGCTCTCTTTCATCATCTAATAAACACTGACCAAGATTTCCGTGACGCTGTTATCAAAGAGGCTACGGTATGAGTATCTTATCTAAGTATTTACTACTGCTTATGTTTGTAACCGGCAGTGCAAGCTTGTTGTATGGAGAGTATCTCGAGTACAACGCCTCACCAATCACAGAATTACCAACAGACCTAGTGTGTGAACACGACGTCCTCTTTAACCAATACATATGTTTCAAGGAACAATCATGAAGATATTTAATCAAGCTAAAGCAACCGCGTCTGCTGTATACTCAAAACGTAACGAGTACAAACAACAAGCCCAGCCTCATATCAACAAAGGCATGGATTGGCTCAATCAGCATGCAGAGAAAGCATTGCTAACGTCCATTCTCATCTCAGAGATATGGCAAGGTGAGTCACTCGACGCTATCGAAGACTCATCAAATCTGTCTGCAGCTGTAGACTATTACGATTACACACAAAGGTAGGTACTTGTTATGCAAATTATTAATCTTGAAATACCACGATGGTCACTTGTTGAATCATTTGACCCAACAGAGTCAGCTGATCACTACATTGACATTGCTTCTTTGGCTGACGATATTAGCTGGGCTAATATTGACGACCTTTGCGACTTTAACCAACACGAATACACACACTAATTACTTCTTAATAGGATATTACTATGAACAACTTTTCATACATTGACGCATCTATATCTGCTATCTCTAGTTATAAAACACGCGATGGCAACATCTCTAACTTTACATTACGACTTGCTGACGAATTGCAAACCAAAACACTACTCAATGCAATCGCTGTAGCGCATGACCGTACTGTTGTTGCTGACACTGACCACCGTTTCAACGATGGCGAAGCGCCTTTATGTTCACCAATTGCGTTTCTAGATTACGTCCAAGTCATCATGAACAAAGTATCAGGTCTTGCTCGACGCGACATGTTAGGCAAACGCACCGCAGACTTCGGTAATGGCATTGACTTCAGTCAAGAACTCACTGATCAGCTAGGTTTCAGTGTTGAGCCAAACCAAATCGCAGAGCTTGTCGACGAGGACTTCCGAGTTCTCAACAACCTTCATGCATATATCGCACAAGGTATGCCGTATCTCACCGACATTGCACCATTGTATTATCATGCAGAAAACACAAAGCTCGATGACGGTACATGGATCAAAGATAATCTAGCTAATGACTTCGACGAAGCACTAACAGTCTTCGAAAAGAAATCAGAAGAGTATCGCGCCTCTATAACCGAGATACGCCAAGGGAAATCAGCTGATATTGATTTCTCCGCCAAATCTAAATCAACTAAACGCAAAAAAGCCGCATAATTTCTCCCCTCAACCACCTAGCCTTCGGGATAGGTGGTTTTTTTATGCCAGACCGCCCAGGTTATCAGTGTGCCTGTTTCACTATCATCACTTGTGATGATCC